TCTATCCTGTGCGCCAGGCTGTTGAGACCGTTTCTTATGGCGAGCCCTTGGACGTTTTGGCAGTTGTTTCGCCGGTCAGGGTTGAAGAGGTTTTGCTTGAGGCTGGCTACTTGCTTAACGACTATCTCGCATTCTATACTTTCATTCCAGTGAGGCATCACGACAAGATACGTCGCAAAGGCGAGGACTACGAGATTCAGAGCGTCCAACCTTTCACTTACGAAAATCAAGCGATTTATTTCAAATCGATTGCCAGGAGGCTCTTGGCTACATGAGTGAACTCGAGGATCCAGTCTTAACGCTTCTGCGGTTGATTACTACGAGGATTCGTGTAGTGAAGGATAACGGTTCGCTTGCCAATCTGCTTGCGACCAAGGAACAGTACGACCGAGAACTCTTGAAACAATACGATGCACAGATAACGTTAGGGTTAGACAGCAGCCAAGACCAGAAACTTGAACTTGCTGGCCGCCTAAGACGTCGCTACATGGTTTTCCGCTGCAACATCTACACGGTCGACAAGACAGCTCCTGGAGCTGACGCGGGCAAGGTCATGCGGGACAAGGTGACTGCACAGATCAACGCTATCATCCGCGAAAATCGCAACCTGCCATATCAAACAGTCTACAACTTCTATGGGCTCGGATATCCAAGTGGAGATCCTCACAAGGCTTATGCTGCAGGTGCAGCCACAGAGCTGATTCCTTCAAGCGCATCCTGGACAGAGCTGACAAACCTTCAGTATCAGAGCATCTGGTCCAGTGATGATGTTCGATTCTCCAAGAGCCACAGTATCAATAATGAATATGCGATGATGCTTTTCAGGTTTAAGATGGACCCGCGGGAACCATGCGTTAAGAAAATTGTGTTGAGTTTTGAGGGCTATGGCACTTCCCCCGGGGGAAATGGCGCAACAATCAAAGTTTGGAACCACGTTGCTTCTGCATGGCAGCAGGCCCAGAGCGGAACCGGAGGCGGGGACGAAACCTTAACCATCACAATCTCTTCAGCTTGGACGGACTTCATCGACTCGAATGGCTATGTTTGGCTTCTGGCCAGAACAACGAACCCGAGCAATGGATCCACACCTGCGGTCCTCTATTGTGATTTTGTCCAGTGCACGATTCAGGTTTATGGGATAACTTTCTGTGACGTCATTAGCTACAGAAATATTGACGTTACAGACGTTAAGCCATACCTGTTTAGAGCTGAGTTTCTGCTCAAAGGTTGGCTTTTCGAGTCACTTTCAGGAGCGTTTTAAAAAGGAGGAATGAAAATATGCCAGAAACTTATGGAAGCGACCAAGAACGGTTCTACTATACAGAGGAAACGAACTATGGAGAAACACCCACAAACCCAAACATGTTCAGTGTGCCTGCGGACTTGATAGACCCCGGAGTAAATCCAGGAAATATTAAAGTTAGAGGTGCCGGCAACTACGATCTACAAGTAATCAAAAAGGGCCTTAGACAAGTAGCTTGCAAGGTAGCATATCCATTGCCCTCTGAGGCACCCATAGGGCTTTTGCAATGGGCTAAAATGGAACTAAACAAGAGCTTAAGCATACAAGTAATATACTATAAGGGATTTTTTGCTTCGGCAACAGACATAATTTCGCTGCTATTCACAGGAATGAAATTCAACAAAGTTAGCGTGGAATGTAGTATTGAAGACGTTGTTAAAGCTGTTGCAGAGCTTGAGGGTCAAAATGTAGCTGTTGGAACCGCTAAGATAACAGGAGCGACTTATGGAGACCACACCGGAGCTGTGCCCTACCATGCATCCTATGTCAAAAAGGGAGCGGCAACTTTGGAGCGTGTAACAGACTGGAAGTTTGTTATTGAGAACAATCTGAAAAGGGTTCCAGTCATAAGATCCACAAATGGGCACCTCATAAAGTATCTGCCGTTTAGGCATAGGGGCTTAAGTGGAGAGCTCACCTTTGAGTTTGAAAACAAAGAGGAATATGATGAAGTTCTTGCGGACACCGGGTTTGCTTTAGAGTTTGGGTTAGGCGGAACCAACAAAGCCGTTTTCACAGACTGCAAGTGGGATAATGTTTTGACGCCGAGTAAGATGGAAGATTTGATTTCGTTGAAGGCCTCGTTTGTGGCTAAAGGTCCGGTGAGCATAAGTTAGGAGCTGTGAGGTATGCGGACTGAAGTTTTAGAACTTGATGAGAGATTTGGAAAGGAATATGCTGGCCGCTACGTTTTCAGCGAGATTACCTGGGCGAAGCGGAACCGCATAATCCAAAAGTATACAAAATACAGTAGGGCAACTGGGGAGGTCGAAAGTAGCGATTTCATCGCGATACAAGCAGAGACTATATGGGCAAGTCTTAGGGAGCAACCGCAGACCAAACCGTTATCACTTGAAAAGCTATTGAGTGAAGACCAGGGCATTCCGATTGAGCTTGGCGAATTATTCTCAAAGGTTACAAACAAACTCAATGGCATGAGTCATGAAGATCTGCGTTTTTTATTGCAGCAGCTCGACGAGGAAAGCCGCACCCGACTATTACAGAGTTTAGGCTATGCAAAGAGTTCGGATGGACCCCGAACCAGCTTAGAAAGCAGTCAGCCCGAACCGTCCAAGAGTTCTGTGTTATCTTGAATGTGATGGATCAGATGGTGGAGGAAGAGAAGCAGAAGGCGGAGCGTGAGGCGAAAAGGCATGTCCGTTGAAATAACTTGTGATGTTGACGGAATCGAAGAGTTTCAGGCAGCCATGCAAAGGTTCGATGCTGCAATGCAGAACCAGGTACGCCGCTTTCTCATGAGTTGGGCTGCTGATGTTAAGGCGTCTGCAATGCGGAACTCTCCTGTCAAGTCAGGGCATCTTCGCAGCACGATCTATGCGACGATCAAGGATTGGGTTGCCCAGATAGGCGCTGAAGCCACCTATGCCCTCTTCGTAGAGTTGGGCACTCGACACATGCGGGCTCAGCCGTACCTGTATCCTGCCATCCAAGAGCATCTTCCAGAGCTCGAGTTCAACATTATTGGAGCTCTCGAGCAAGCTAAAGCGGAGGCTGGGTTGCCATAAGCTTCAGAGAAATCGCCGTAACCATCCGTGCAGTTAATCGGGCTAGTCACGAGTTTGCTAGGATTCAGACGGATGCTGAAGCTTTAGCTACTCGCGTGAAAAGTCTCGGTTCTGCTCTTGCGGGTTTGGGAGCTTCAGGTGTAGCTATTGGACACATCGCTCACCAATTCGGTTTATTAAATGATCAACAAGCTCAGGTTTTCAATTCGGCGATGATGGTTGTCTCGGTTTTGGGTATGTTTATGCGAACATCATGGGGTGTGGCTGCTGCACAGCATGTTATGGCTGCCGCGAACTGGATTGCCACGGCTGCCCAGAACGCTCTCAATATTTCTTACGCTACCTTCCTCGCCTTAACCGGAGTGGGCATCGCAGTGATCGTTGCAGCTGCTGTAGCTATGTGGTCCTTCGCAAGCAGCATGAATGCGGCGACGTCTAGTGTTCAGAGCTTCAATGAGGCAAGTGCTGAAACGCCTTCTCGTGCTCGTAGTATTCAGCGTGCGGGCGAATCAGACCTTTATCGCCGAGGAGTTGAGGGCTCGCCTTGAGCGTTGACATTCCAAAGCTGACTGTTGCTCTCGGTTCTATCGGAGTCTCGCAAGGTGATATTATTGAGGCCAGAGTACATCTGGGCGCAACCAAGGAAGTCAGCAGTTGGGAACTGCTTCTCCAGAATTGGGATAAAAAGTACAGTCTCGGCGGGACCTATCCGATCGTTGTTGGTCAGGATGGCTACATCTGCATTGGCAGGGGCGTGAATTGTCCGCAGATTATTACTACGAGGACCGAGAGCATCAAATACGAGTCAGACCCCACCGAGAATTACCTTCGCGTGAGTGGTCGATGCTGGGGAGAGAAACTCTTCCGCAGAGTCGTCACGAAGACATATTCCAGTCAAAAAGGGGAAGCAATTGTTAAGGATCTGCTTGATTACTATGTTGGCTTAAGCCATGTTAGAAGTTCAACAGAACTTGTAGAGAACACGGACACCACTTACACGAAGCTGGAGTATGAAAACACGCCTGTCTTCGACATTCTAAAGTACATTGCTGGATCAGCAGATAAGGCTGGCGTCATAGGCTTTGATTTTCGGGTAGCCCCAGACGCAAAATTCGAGTTTTTCCAGAGAAACAGCAAAACTTCGTCTATTAGTCTTTCAGAAAAGATTGAAACTAGTGAGTATCGTAAGGACATCAGCAGCGTAAGAAATAAAATTACGAGTTATGGTGTTGCAGACAAGAGTGTGCCCTCTGACAAGGATGCTTGGACTGAAAGCCTAACACCTGCTGATGGAAATTGGTATGCAGTCTCAGGTACAGTAAGCTTTGACACGGCAACCAAGAAAAAAGGCACTGGAAGCATCAAAACCTATGCCGTGAATCTTTACTACGCAGCTTGTAGATTCGTATTGAATAGTGGTAAAGAAGTAAACGCAAATCTTTATCCTCTTTTGAGTTTCTGGATTAGACGTGAAAGCACTTTCAACGGAAACATAAACGTAATCCTCTATGACATTACGGATAAGAGTGCTTCTCACATGTTTAACATAGGCGCAGGAGAATGGTTTCAAAGAGACTTTAAAGTTGGAGTTCAAAACGCTGATGTTTGGGATGTTGAAAGCGGTTTTGATTGGACTCAGATAAAGATAATTCGTTTTGACTGTTGGTTTACAGGCAGTGGCACAGGCAGTTTTTGGGTTGACGGTTTATT